CGTGCGTGCTTCCATCGCCTGCTTCAGGTACGCGCCACCGATGGGCTCAAACTCTTTGCCCGCCGTCTGCGCCGCGAGCGCGAGCAGCAGCGAGTGCTGTCCCTGCGACGTGCGCTGCTTCGCGTAGTCCTGCATCGCCGTGTAGTCCTGCGGCCCGGTGTAGCGCTCGATCTCCTTCTCAGCGGCCGTGATGTCGCCCATCGCCTGCTGCCCGAGCATCGAGCGCGTCTGCGCCGCGCCCATCGGCTGCGGCTGCGCGGGCGTCACGGGCACGTCTGCGCCCACGGTCGGGCTCACCGACGTGCTCGTGCGCGTCGGCTTCGTGCGCAGCGCGTTTGCACGCGCCTGCGGCTTCGTCGTCGGCGGTGGCGCGAAGCCCTCGAAGGGATCGAGCCCGCCACCGAAGTCGCTGTAGAAGTCCTGCATGGTTCACCTCAGAGTGGCGATGCGTACCCGTAGGACGGGTCAGCCAGCGGGTCATCCTCGCCGGGCAGCGGGCGCTGCGGGAACGCCGACGGCGCACGCTTCATGGCCCAGCGGTCGCGCATGCCCTTGATGCCCGCGAGCTTCTTGTCCTGCAGGCCCTTGGCCGCAGCGTTAGCGCCCTTCTCCTTGTAGGCCGCGAGGCCCTGACCGGCGACACCCGCGAGGTGCTCCAGCGGGTTGTTCGCTATGTAGACTTTGCCGATCTGTCGGCCGTCGGTGCGAGGCTGCGACATGCCGCGCAGTTCGTCCACGAGCTTGCGCTGGCGTGCGACGGCTTCCTGTTCGGGAGACAGTGCGCCCATCTCCAGCATGTAGTCGAGCATCGCCTCGTCCATGCCCATGCCGTTTTGACCTTGGTTCATTGAAGCCCCCCGTAGTTCACCATCAGATAGCCGCTGTCGTGCATGTGCACGAGGTCAGGCCGGATCGCTTGTACTTCCTGCGCGAGCACGCCGACCTCGTGACGGTCGAAGATGTCGTACTCGTACACGCCGATGCCGCTCGGCAGTTCGCCGCGCTTCACGATGTTGCGCTTCAGGCGCTCGTCGGAGAAGGCCATCATTCCCATGCTGCCCAGCGAACTCAGCCCGCTCATCATGCCTTGCTGCCGTGCCTGCTGCGCGTTGTACGCATCCATCGCGCCGCCGTATTGATTCTGCGCGGCCATGTTGTAGTTGGCACCGCCAGCACTCTGCGACGGGTTGAAGTTGGGCATCTGCGGGTTGCCGACCTGCTGACCACTCAGCAAAGCGTTCAGTTCGTTCAGCGGCATGTTCCTCTGCTGCACCTGTTCCGCGATCTGCTGCTGCCGCAGACGGTTCTGGTAGTCAGCGCCCTGCATGCCTTGCTGGAAGTTCTGGTTGAGCTGCTGACCATACAGCCCTTGCCCCTGCATCTGCTGCTGGAAGTTCTGGTTCTGCCCTTGCATGTTGAGCTGGCTGCGCGCGATGTCACCCTGCTGCCCGAGCCCGGCGAAGCCGAGCGCGTTCTGCGCGTTCGCCATCTGGCCCTGCAGACCGAGCTGCGCATTCGACAGATTCTGTCCGAAGCCTTGGTTCTGCGCTTGGTTCGCGAACTGGCCTGCGCCCTGCGCCATGCCGAATTGACCTTGCTGTTCCTGCAGGCCACGGTCGAGCGCGTTGAAACGCTCACGCGACTGCTGGTCGCCCATGTTCTGCATCTCACGGTTCCACGCCTCGCTGCCGCGCGACAGACCCATGTTCGCGAGCTTGCCTTCAAGCCCGGCCGCTTGCTGCTCGTGCTGCGGCCGCATGCGGTCGAACATCGCGTTCTCGATGCGCTGGCGGCCTTGGTCGCCGTAGAGGTTCGGATCGAGCGAACGCTGAATGCCTTCGTTGGCCCCGCCCGCCTGCGCGCCGACACCGCCCGCGCCCCCGCTGAAGTCGCGGACGTTGCCGCCCATCTGCTGCCCTGCCTGCGGCACGCCACCCCAGTTACCGCCTTGCGGCGCTTGGCCCATCGGCGACATGTTGTTCCAGTTGAAGGGCTGCTGCGTCGCATCGCTGAGGCGGCCCATCATCCCTTGGGCAATGTCGCTGCGACCTTGCTGCACCGCCATCTGGCTGTCGAGCGCCTGCTGCTGCGCCGGGTCGAGCGTGATGTTCTGTTCCCAGTTCGTGATAGGTTGACCCGTCGAAGGGTCGACACCTGCCGACGCGTTCCACGATGACTGACCCCACGGCGTGTTCTGCGTCGGCCGATTCGACCAGTCAGCGCGTGTCTGCGCCTGCTGCGAAGACTGCGCGGTCTTCTCGGCGGCCTGCGTGTAGTCCGGTGCCGGTGGCGGATCGCTCTTCTTGCCCATGTCTTTCTCCTCTTACCTGTTGCGAAGGGCCTGCGACATCTGCCCCGGCGCGGTTCGCCATGACGGCATCTGCCCGCCCTGCTGCGGCTGCGGCTGCGGCTGCGGCTGCGGCTGCGGCTGCGGCTGCGGCTGGAACCGCTGCTGTAGCCGCGACCTGAGCGCGTTACCCATCTGCATCTGCTGCGGCGTCGGTCGCCACTGCTGAGCCATCGCCTGCATCGGCGCTTGCTGACCCATGCCTTGCTTAGCGAAGCCTTGCATGGGCAAGCCTTGCGGACCCATGCCTTGCATGCCGCCGTGCGTAGCCATGTCGCCACCCGGCATCGGCATCATCTGCGACTTGCCACCGCCTTCGGGCATTGGCTGCGGAGGTGCCAGCGGTTGCCCACCACCCTCTGGCATCGGAGGTTGCTGTGACTTGCCCCCGGCGTTAGAGGGCTGCTGCATGCTTTTCATGTTTCACTCCCATCCAGCGACACTCGCCGCGCCGCATCGTCATCAGCAAAAGCGAACCATCCGGGTGCGCCCCGTGTAGCTCGTTCTCCAGTTTAAACCCGAGGTGCTCGTTGAAGCGGATTGCAGCCTTGTTGCCGCTCGGCACGAGGCCAAGCACCACGTTGCACTTCATCTGGTTGAACGGGTAATCGAAGACCGCGCGCAGGATTTCACGGTTGACCCAGTTGCCTTCGCCCGCGACGTGCATCTGCACGCTCGCACCGTTGTAGCCGTCAAAGCCGATGACGGCCATCAACGTGCGGCCGTCGCTCGACACGCGACCGATGCAACGAATGTGCGGCGTCGGCATCAGCTCGATGCGCTTGCAGAGCCATGAAGCGAGAATGTCCTGATGCGCAGTGACGATCACAGGATGCCTCCCGGTTCGATCAGTACCTGCCACGAGACGAACGTGCTGCCCGCGAGGCCGCTCATCTTCATCGACAGCGCGCCGTAGTAGCCCGTGCCGGTGATGCCGACCCACGCCGCGTAAGAACGCGAGCTGCCGCTCCACACACCCTCGTCCCATCTGGCCGAGTCCCACATGCTCTCGCCTCCCACAGCAAAGCTGGGTGAGACGGAGGGCGTTCTGAAGCTCCAGTCAGGATTCAGCGCGAGCACAACGGACGGCGCTGTCTTGGCGATGAACGAAGGCCGCACCATGAGGAAACGCTTCAGGCGCACGCCTTCACCCAGCGGGCTGAATGCCGTGACGAGAGCGCCCTCTAAATCCTTGCCCGGCACGTCGTCGATCCGACCGTCACTCTCACCCGTGAAGAGCTTCCACACATTGCCGTTATGGTCGCCGCTATAGGTGCCCTGATTGAACGCTTCGAGGGTGAGTACCGGAATGCCGGTCAGCGTGAAGAACGCCTTCGTGTTCACCTCGAATGCGAGCTGTGTGTTGCTGCTGAAACCGCTCGTCGCCGGTACGTTGACGACGAGAAGTTGCTCATGCGGCAGAAAGCGAATCTCCCAATAGCGTCGCGTCGAGCTTTCCGAAAACTCGGACGCAAGCCACGGGTTGACGCGCTCAGCGGTTGCGGAGTTGGCAAAAAAGCCCTCACCGCGTAACAGCTCGGTGAGGAAAACGAGTCCGCGCTCAGACAGCATCATCACGTCGGCGGAGTAGCGAGAGAGTCCACGACGGCCAAGCGGCATGTGACCGATGTACCAGCGGCCAATCATGTTGAAGTCGGCGGCTGTGTCGGGATCGGTGCCTTGGTACATCACCACGTCGCCTTCGAAGCCGACGAGGATGAGCTTGTCATCCATGCCCTCGCCGCCGTCCACCGTCCAGTTCGCGCCGAAGCAGAGTGACCCGCCGTGCGGCATGAAGGGGCCGAAGTTGAACGGCTTCACCGCACCTGTAATCTGATTGACCGGCAAGTAATAGGCGATGGCGCTATCGACCTGCAGGAACCAGACGCGGCTTTTCCACACGAACACGTAGTCGAGTGTGCTCGGGTCCACGCCGTCGATCTGGCCCGGCGTGGTGCCTGTAGCGACCTCGACCCAGCCGTTCGTGGGGTCGTATGTCCAGTAACCTGCGCCCGCGCACACGGCCAGCAGGAAGCTGCCCGCGTCGTTCGTGAAGGTGACGTAAGACCATTGGCCCGCCACCGTGCCGCCCATCAACGTCTCCAGTGGCACGGGCGTCACGCTCGACAGCTGCTCTGCGGTCACGTCGTACATACTGCCCGCGCTGGTCGCTGCGAAGAGCGTGGCCGTGCCACTGGCCGAGATGAAGGGTAGCAACGTCCGCACCTCGCCGTCGAGATTGCTGACCCAGCGCTGATAGCCCGAGCGCAGCTCGCAGCCGTACACGCGCGGGATCAGGTTCTCAAGCCGGATCGCGGTGAGCGGGTCTGCGCCAATGAGCTGCTGCGTCACGTCGAGGCCCTTGTTCGGCGCGGGCAACGAGAAGACGCTGTGCGTCTGCGTGGCGTTGGAGCGCCGAGGTGTAGTTCTCTGCCGTGAAGTGAGGCTTGGGACCAGAGGCATGTCAGGCACCGTTGTCAGGCTGTTGCTGCAGGCTCGACTGCGCCATACTCAGCAGCTGGTTATAACAGTCTTCCTCCGCGCCGCTGGCGGCCAGCATCGTGCCCGCATCGTCGAAGCCAAGGTACGTCCAGCGCGTGAAGTAAGTCTGACCGTAGGGCGTGCCAAAGTTCGGGTTCGGCACATTCTCCAGCACACGCTCTGTGTGCCAGCCCGGTGGCAGACCAGCTGTCGTGCTCATTGCCGCATCCCGTAGAGGCTTGATTCGGGCAGGTTGCCGATGCCGATGTACGGATAGCCATGGCGGTTGCCTGCCATGTTCAGGATGTTCGCGCCCTTCTGCGCGCCGACGCGCGAGTCGAACGCGTTCATGTAATCGCGCACCGCTGCGCTGCTGTCGAAGCTCTTCGCTTCAAGCCACTTCACGCGCGTCATCAGCGTCATGAGCAGGCCGTCGAGCTGGAACTTGTCACCGTTCTTGCTGGCGAGGTTCTTGTAGAGGTTGGCGTTGTCCGCGTCCTGCACCAGCGCACGCGACAGGTACATGAAGCGGAAGTCCTGCCCCGGTGACTGCGGCGGGTTCAGGAAATAAATCTTGCCTTGTCTGATCTGCCACGTCAGCGTGAAGTTCGCGCTGATCGGGAAGACCATGTAGGTCATCCAACCCTGCGGCCCGACCGGCCCGACAGCAGGGAAGCGCATTGCTGCGTTCCATTGCGTCTGGTCGATGAAGCGGTAGAAGTCCTGCGGCAGGTCATATGCCTTCTCGGTCGCCTGCGATGCGCTGGGCGGGTCAGTGGTGAAGACGGTGAGGCTTGCCATCTTCGTGAGCTGCGACCACTCATAAGCGTTCAGCATCTCCAGCGACGAGAGGTTCGCCGCCGTCCGCATCAGGACGATGTTCGGATCGCTGGAACCTGCCACGTCAACAGGTTTCGGCAGCGACAGCAAATTGCAGGCGTTCTCAACCACGCCTTGCAGCGTGGCCTCGTTCGTCATCTCATAGGTTTCCGCCATCGCTGCCTCTCAGGTCACGCGAGGAT